TCCTTTTGATCTTCCACATGGAGCAAAAGAACCGTCTTTTCTTTTAGATCCAATATCTACCCATTTCTCTTGAACCCATTCTCTAAGACCAGCCATATTAATATTTTTTTGTAACTTTTCTTCTATTCTCCATTACATTTCCACAACCTTTAGCAATTCCACCTTGTTTATAATTAGATACTGATTTTCTTTGTTGAGATTTGTTTTTACCACCTGGAGTTACTTTTCCTGAACAAACAGCTGAAGCATACATATTTGCGTATGCACTTGGATAGACTTTAAATTTTCTTTTAGCTGCTGCTTTTCCTCTTGGACAAAGTTTAGCCATTACATTTACATTGTTTGATTTTAAATAATTTACAAAATAAATGTTTTAATTTTTTAATCATTATTTTTTATTAGATTTACCAGCTTCTGAAAGTGCTATAGCTATTGCTTGTTTTCTAGATTTTACAACTGGACCTTTTTTACCAGAATGTAATTTTCCTTTTTTAAATTCTCTCATAACTTTACCTACTTTAACTGAACCACCTTTGGCTTTTTTAATAACGCCACGTCCCATTAAAACATCTTTGAAAGTTACTTTACCATCTTTATTTAAATCAGGAAAAGATTTATCTTTTTTAACTTTACCACCTTTAGCAAAGCTTTTTCTTTTCATTTCAACACCATGTCCTCTTAAAGATATATCACCCATTATTTTTTCTTGTTTATTTTTTTATTGTCTAATTTTTTTACAGATGCCATCATTTTTTTTGATGTGCTTCCTTTTTTAACAGCTTTACCACCTTTGGCAAATCTGACATCAGATCTTATTCCGTAATCGTTTCTCATTTATTTTTCTCCTGTTGGTTGTTTGTTTGCTAAACTTCTCGCAATGGATTCTCCACTACGTCCTACTACATATCCCCCAAGACCAATTTGTAAAAGTGTCCAAACGTCTCCTGGAAGTTCAAATGTAATAACTGTTCCTATCATTAGTTTTATAACAGGTCCAATAATATAATTCCATACTAAAATGAATATTAAAACATACATTAATAAAGGTCTCCAGCTTGCTGAAAACCAACCTGATTTAGCTTCTGCTTCAACAATTGAAGCTGCTGCTTTAAGTTGTTCTGTTGATGATTTTAATAACTCAGTATTAAGTTGTGCTTTTAATTTTTCTGCTAAATCCTTATCAGGGATAGCTTTATCCACTGTTGAAAACAAAATTTTAGCTAGTGGTGCAATTGTAGATAGTGCTGCTAACATTAATATGATTTCGCTTTCCTTATTTTTTCTTTTAAGACAATTCCTTGTCCTCTAACTTCGCTTTTTAAACCCATATTCTGCCCTTTATTTAAAATTGCTTTTTCATGTTTAGAAATTTGTGCATGTGGAAATGGAACTCCATGCTCTAATTTATCAAAAACGTCTTTATATTTTTTGGGCATTTTAAAATCTATTGGTATTTAATACCAAGTAGCTTTAACTGGTTTCTTTTCAGCTCTAATACGTTTAGTTCCTCTAACAGTAACTGTTTGAGACTCTTGATCGTTAGTCGCCTCAATAACAACACCACCAGACTTATAGCCATCGCTATTAATACCTAATTCTTTTTTAACTTTAGGTTCATTTACGTATCCCGAACCTCTTTGCCAATCTTTACTCATGTTTTTCTCCTGTTTAAATTTAAATTATACCCTTTAAATGATTAATTATCAAATTTTATTTGAGTATTGCCTAGTCCTGACTTTGCAAGTGATACACCAGCGCGAAGAGAAGCTAATTCTTCGTTTTGTTGCAGTTTATCTTCTTGATTTTGTTGATTCATCATGGCTTTCATCTTATCCAAGTTGATTCTATCTTCTTCGTATTCTTTTCTACGCTCATTTTCTTTGGCTCTAAGGTCTAATTCTCTTGATTTTAACTTTAATAGAGGATCAGCACCAAATTCACCTGTTATTTTTTGCTCTTCTTCAGCATAATCCTTAGTCATCTCAGCAATTAGAATAGCTTTTCTAGCTTCTATAGCATTAACAATCTGTTGTAGTCTTTGTTGTGCTTGCATCATCTGTGGATTTTGTTGCATTCCACCCATCATAGCAGGACTTTGTGCTCCAGCTTGTTGCATCATCATTTGAATCTGTTGAACTTCTTGTAACTCTCTTACAAATTCTATTTGAACTTGTTCTTGAGCCATTAAACTTATGTGCTCTAATATATTTTTTTGTAAAGAAGCCATTGCACCTGGATTATTTTGTACCATTGAAATACTCATAAAATTTAAATGAGCATCAATGTGTGCTTTATGATCTTGACCTGGAAATGCTTGGAATGGTTTTAAGCTAATAGCTAAAATATGTTCTAATGCCGGATCCATTGGCATCGGTTGTTCTGGAGGTGGTAATATATTATTAATATTTTTTACTCCTAATGCTTCATACATACTTCTGTATGCTTGATACAAATTATGAATCTGTGGATTAGATTGTGCTAATTGTAATTGGCTTTGCGCCATAGAAATTCTTTGAGTCTGAGAAAATATATTTGGATCAGCAACTGGAAGTACATCTATACGATCATCAAAGTCAGATACCTTTACATTCTTTTGTGCACCTGGAACATCGTATGGATATTCTTGTGGTAAGTAAGTTTTAAATACTTCTGATAATAATTTAAATTCGTTTTTCAAGCCAACATAAAGTCGTTTATGAATAGCAGACATAACCCGCGATCCACGTTCCAATAACGCCACAGTCGTACCCACTGCTGCTTGTTGGTTCATATCGCCTACTTGATTATCTGCGATGCTCGCGAAGCGTTGAGCACTTTGAACGCATATCCCCATTAAAGAAAGTAATGTTTGATCTGGTCCTTTGAATGGTAATTGCATAAATGAATCTCTGATATTTCCACCAGGAGCATCTACATCTCTAAACTCACCTGGTTGAATAGGTTGAGCATCATCTCTAATTCTAATTCCTCTTTGTTTAAATCCAGCTGGTAAATTTGCTAAAGTTCCTGCATCTAGTAATTGACGTAAAGCTTGTGTAGCAGTACGTGACAACCCACCAATCATTTGAATTAAACCATTACCGTAGAAACCAAATCCTGGTAAAAATTTAAAGTGTACAAAATAATTAACTTTTTTCTTTAATGGATCATTTTGTAAATAATTACGTCTAATAGATAAAACTTCTCTTGATCCTTCTTCAATTGTTATAATATATGGTAACTTAATTCCTGTGGGCTCACCATCCTTAGGATTAATATCTTCAAATCCTTCTAGATCTAAATTAACATGACATTCTAATAGTGTAAAAACATCTTCGGTTTGACCACTCATGGTTACACCTTCTAATTGTCTTTCCTTAGATTTAATATTATCATCTTGTGTTAGTTCATCGGATGCTACTAATTCTATGTCTCTGTAAAAACCTGAAACTTGTTGTTTTCTTAATTCGTTTTCTGAAATTTTAATTACATGAACAACTGCTTCTGCATCATCAATGCTATTTGCGGTGTAAGGTACAATGATATCTTGAGCTTGAATAAATTTAGAAACAGCTCTTCCTAATGTTTCATCATAATAAACTTTTTTAAATGTGGAACCTGATAATGGTAAATAAAATAACATTTGATCAAATTCAGGTTCATATTCTTTCATAATATCCATAATTTGATAATTCATAAATTCTGCAACTCTATCTGCTTGATCTTGAATCTCTGGTGTGTCCAATCCAATTACTTGAGTTCGCACCGGTCCTTCTGCTGGTAATAATTCTTTATAAGCTAATGCTTGAAATTGTGTAACTGCTTCTGCTAAAACCGGATGTGTTGCGCTAGATGCACCTTGAAATGGTTCTGTTCTTGATTCGTATTTAAATCCTAATAAATCTAATCCTTGAGTATAAGCTTTTTCCCAATCAGCTCTTGAATCTTTATAAGATTGAATATCTTGGTAGAGTTCTGAACCAAGTGTATTAAGAACTTGTTCATCTATAACTTCAGCTAAATTAGAATCAAATTGTGTTGCACCTAATGCAGCTTTTTTTGGATCAAAATCTATATCAACACTACCATCTTCGTTTTCTGTAACCTCAGTAGGACCCGCGGGAGTTTCTTCAACAGATTTTGCAATCTGTTCTACTTCTAGTTCTCCAGGTGTTAATTTATCAACTACGTTTGGTAGCGACTTGTCTATTTCTGCCATTTATTGTTTTCTCCGATTTTACTGTTCTAACAGTATTATAATTAATATTCAAGCCCTGAGGGTTTGGTCCTGATTTAGGCGGTATTGTTCTAGTTAGTCTTTTAGTCATTAATTTAAACCTTCTTTTCCTTTTTCAAGACTTTCAACACCTACTGGTTTCCA